TCTGATACAGACGAGACGGCAGAGACCCTCAGGGCCAGCAGATTGCAGGCACAGAGATCACGGGCCGTTGAAGTGGCTCAAGCAGCAGCCCGCAGTGAACATGATGTTCTCCGCGGGATGCTTCGAGCCAAGCAACCGAGAGTCGATGCGACCGTCGCAGAACCGGATCCTGTCAGGGACCCGGATCGACCGCCCCCGGAACATCCGGAAGAGGCTAAGACGGAACCCGTCGTGGTCCCGGCCTACTTCGAGAGATTTCACAATCTCGTAGGCAGGATCAACGTCGCGCATCCAAATTCTGAGGACGTAGTTGAGTTCTCTAAAACTTCCGATCCGTATTTTCGGCCGAGGTTTGGCACCGAGCCCAAACCCAGGCCGACAGACTCGGACAGGGAAACAGCCCAGACGAAGCTTACATCAGCTTCACCAAAGACAAAGGAAACTTTCCTAAGATCTTCGGGCGACTCGAAGAAGGAGGAGAGCTCTACCCAGAAGGGAAAGGGCTCGAACCCGTCGGACGGTCGTGTGTCAGGGCCATCACGTTCCCAGCGAAGAAAACACAACAAAAGACAAAAGAAGCTGTTGAGCACTACCCTCCCTTAGGGGGGTGGTCCTGGCCGAACCGAGATGAGAATGCTAGCGTAGACTCTCTCAAGTTCATGGCCGGCCGCCGCACATGCGGCAGGGTGCCAGACGACGACGAGATGTCCTATTTGTTGAAGAGAACTAAAGAAGAAATGCCCGTTCCCGAACGACCCGAGTGGTTGGACGGAGGCGGAAACATTTCGTGGCCGAGATATGTTCAATCTCTGGTCTTCCAGATCAATCGCAAGATGAATCGGAAAGCTAACCCGGGTTTACCCTGGATAGGCCTTTCGTCCACAAATTACGATTTGTACCGCGACCACCCCAGGGTGGTTGTTGGCGCGATTTTGATCCGTGCTTTCCGGTGGTCCCAAGGCGAATGCCTTGGTTTGACGCCCGACGAGCTCCTTCGCCGTGGGTTATGTGACCCCGGGATTGTGAAGACGAAAGGAGAATTGCATACGGCACAGAAAGTAGCAGAAAAGAGAATGCGACAAACGGTCAGCCTATCCACGGTGGACCAGCAGTTGCAACAATCATTCTGCCGCTTTATGAACAGTCATGAGAAATTGAGTTACCGCACTTTACCAGTGCAGGTTGGCCTTGGGCTATCCGACGATTCGTCGATGGAGTTCAGGGAGCGAGTGTTGAGGACCGCGGACGGGAAACCGGTCGTGGCCACTGACATGAGCGGCTTTGATTTCACTATCATGGCGTGGTATCATGATTTCATGTGCTTCGTCAGATTGACTGTGCTTGACCTCCCACCAGACTCCCCTTTTGGTCGGGCCATCACCGGTCTCTATCACTGCGTAAAGCACGTGACTTTGAGCACCCCGAAAGGGCGGTTGTTGACCTTGACCATTCCGGGTATTGTTTCTTCGGGAGGGTACAACACAGGCCGGGACAACTGTTGGTTTCGTTGGTGGGCTGCCCTATTGGTGGGCAGCACATGGGCGTTTACCATGGGTGATGACTGCTTGGAAGAGAAAGAGAACCCAGAGGCTTACAGAGCCCTGGGCTTGATCCCCAAGCAAGCCACCAGTTATCTTGGTGAAGACTTCGACTTCTTGTCGCACGTCTTTACCGAGGCTGGCCCAGTTCCGATTCGCGTG